AAAATTGTCCCGGACCCGCCGCCGCCCGGAGCTCCATTTCGACCAGTTGGTGCCCCGGTAAAAGCTCCGGCGCCTCCGGACCCCACCAACGGAACGCCTGCGGTGGGCATAGAAAACGCCCCGGTGGTAGACCCGCTAGGCATATTTCCGACCGGAACAACACCGTCGATGGACGGTAGAGAACCGTCTATCGCCGCGCCCGGATTGCCAGAATTTTGCGTGCCGGGACCGCCCGCGCCGCCACCGCCAGTTCCGCCAGCATCCGCTGCGACACAAGCGCCGCCAGCACCGCCTACTCCACCACCGCCTGTCGCGTTTCTATTGGTGTTTGCACCACTCGCCGCCCCGCCCGCATATCCGGTGCCATTGGCACCAACCGCGCCACCACCAGAAGCAACAGAAAACGCCCCGGTCGAGCTGATTGCACCGCCAGCGCCGCCCGTCACGTTGGCATCGCCACCCGTGGCCGTGCCGCCTGTGCCACCAGCCACAGTGCCCGAGGTGCCCGCTTGCCCTGCACCGCCGCCGTTGGCAGTCAGGCTCAGGCTGGTGCCGGTGATCGTGGTGTTGCCGCCTGCGTTGCCGTTGGTGGAAACGATGCTGACGCTCGATGTGGTGACCGCCGCGCCGCCGGCACCAATCGTCACGGTGTAGGCCGTGCCTGCCGTGACGTACAGCTTCTTCAGCGCGAACCCGCCCGCGCCGCCGCCCGTGGCGTTGCGTCGATCTGCACCGCCGTTGTTTTGAGCAATGGCGCCAGATCCACCCGCACCCACTGCGGTGAAAATCGCCCATCCGGAGTAAGGCGCAGTCCAAGTGCCTGACGCAGTGAAGAACGCTGCGCCGGTCGGTCCCGTTGGTTCACCAGTGAATTGAGTAAATACGCTCATACGAACGTCCAGCCGATGGTTGAGTTGATGAAGCGCATTTGCACTGCCGCGTAGGCAGCGTTTAGCGTCAGGTCTTCAGCGAGGCTCTGGATGTTCGACCCGTTCCGCGCCACGATGTTGGTCGTCAGGCCGTTGCCCACCGTGACCCAAACCAGATCGCCGGCCCCAGGCGTAGCAGGCAGCGTCAGCGTGGTCGCGGCCACGTTGGTCAGAACGTAGTGGTTGCCTGCCGTTGCCGCCTGCGTGGTGCCAGTGACGATGTTGAGCGTGGGCGCGCTGGACGCCGGCACAGCGGGCGTAGGCTCTACGCGAGGTATCGTTTGAACTTCCTGCCGCAATGCGTCTACGGCTTGTTGCAGTTCTTGAATGCTGTCGGATCGCTGTGTTTCCGCTGCCTGCTGTACGGCCCGCAACAGCGCGTCGTAGGTGGCCAACGCGGAATTGGCGTCTGGAGACTTTGCGAGGTCGTTGTTTGACGCCGCGTTGAACAGCGACAGAAAGAACATGTACCACGCGCGGTCGATCAGCCCCGTGCGCTCGTCAATGAGCGGCACACGCGGCGGCGTGATTGGCGTCGGCGTGGCGCTAGGCGAGGTCATGCAATGGACGTAAACGTATAAGCCCAGTACACAATTTGGGCGAGGCCAGAGGTCTGGGTGACCTGCACGTTCGCGCCCGACAGAGTAATCGTAAGCTGCGCTCCGTTGCTCGACACGATGCGCGCCTGACTGCCGTCCCAGAACGCCGTGGCCGATGCCGTGTAGTTAGCCGCCGATCCGCTGTTGCCGATAAAGGCCACGATGTCATAGCGCCCGCCGGCCGCCCCCGCAGTCCCGCTGAGTGTGAAGATGGTGGATGCCACTGCGGTCGTGGTGTTTACGTTCCCCTTGGCGCTATTGACGCCAGCAGCAAGGGCTGCAACACCAGTGGCCGACAACGTGGTGAACGCGCCGCTGTCGGGCGTGACGCCGCCGATCGGGCCCGGCTTGTTGCTGAGGGGCTGGATGCCCGTCACGATGCCGAGAGGCAGGTTGCGCGAGCCTGTGCCGAAAATGACGTCGTAGTAGCAGTTCGTGTTCGTGCCGTCAAAGTCGAGCAGGCCGATAGTGCGCGCGCCGCTGGACATGAACGGATGCACGATCATCGCCGCGTCGGCACTGCTTGCCCGATATGCCCGAGCCCCGCCAGCCGTGTGGTTCGTGGCGCAGCCGTAGAAGTTGCCGCTTGAGTTCTTCAGCGAAACGTCTGCCACCGAGTTGCCCTCGAAATAGGTGCCGATGACTTGCGTCTGGATGCCCTGATCGACAATGCCCTCGGTGCCGTTCTGAATGAACCCGTTGAGGATCAAGTTGCCGACGTTGGGCAGCACGCCGCCATCCTTCACCCAGATGCCGACCACGCCGAAATTGTCGATGCAAGGATGATTGATTTCGACCGCGTTGCACCCCTCAACCAGCGTGATCGGGTAGTCGGTGCCGTCAAAGTCGGGATTGTCAATTTTCAGCGCCCAGCACAGCGAGCGCAGATAGATGCCGTACTCGCAATCAAGGACGCGAGGCCGAACGATCTCGGCGGCGGCAAGCTGGAACCGCGTCAGATCAAACGCATAGATGCCCGTGCGGCCCGTGCCTACGATGTATGCATCCAGAATCTTGCAGCCGTAAGCGTTGGTCGTGGACTCAAACACCTTCAGGTTGTTGACAGCCGCTGTCAGGCCGGAACCGTTGCCGGTGAATCGGATCGTGCCGTTGAACCCGTTGAGGTTGATCGCCGCGTTGATGGAGTACATCTCCGCGATGCGGATCTCGCCGGTCAGGTTGGCCTGAATCGCCGCGTTGATGGCCGCAGCGTTGACGGTAGCAGACGCCGCAGTGGACGCGCCAAAGTCGCGCACATCCACAAAGTCGCGCAACTTGGCCTGCACTGTGCGCGCCTGCGCGCCTGCGCCAGTTTGAACGAATCCGACCAAGGCCGACCCGCCCGAAGCCGCCAGCGCGGCCAGCGCGTCCACAGAACTGATGTTGTCAACCGTCCAAACCTCGACGTCGGTTGAAGTGGTCAATTTGAACTTGTACAACGCGGAACCCAACCAGACGTTGGCCTCACCTCGGCTGTCAAGAATGACGGGGTTGGTGTTCAGCGTGACGCCGCCGTAGTTGGTGTATGTGTCTAACGGAGTGGTGGTGCCTGCTTGGTAGCTGTACAGTTTGCCGCCCACCAACGGGCTACCGTTGGCGTCAAAGAACTGCAGTTTTGGTGCGGGCGATAGGCTGGCCATGTGTCTGCTCGGTTGGGTTACGCTTGGGTTGGGCTCAAAATCAATTCTGCGCCCATGATGGTGATCTTAACGGGATCGGTGCCGCTGATCTCGTACACGCGGTCGCGCAATTTCAGCGTCATGCCCAGACGACGCCAGAACACGCGGTAGTAGTACTGACCGATCCCGCCCATGCTTGACCAGTGCTCGTTTGACCAAGTGTGCCCGCCGTCGTCGCTCCACCGAAGCATGACTTGCGGGTTGCTACCTTGCCCCGTAGTCAACCCCACGCCTGACTGGCAGTCAAGTTGCATCGCGTGATGCGCCGTGCGTTTGAGGTTGTTCTGGCCGGTCGGCAGCGCCCGCCACGACCTCAGCCATCGTTGAATCTGGCCGTCGTCAGCGTACACGTCAAGGTCAAATGCGTAGACTTTGCCGTTCTCAAAGTCACCGACCACGATCTCGTTGCTGAACGACATCTGGCAGTTGCTGCGGTGGCGGGTGAACTGGCTGCTTTCCCAGCCCGCGCGCTCATGCCAGGCGCTGGTGGCGATGTCGTACACCCATGTGGCGTTGGCGGACGGGAAGGTCAGCACATAGAAGCTGTGGCCATCCTGCTGGTAGGTGTATGCAATGGCGCCACTAATGTCGCCGTACTGCTGAATCTGCCACTCCACCGCGTGCGTGCTGATGCGCTGGCCTTGGTAACCGTTGGCCCGGTAAACGATACCTTGACCGCGCGCGTCTTGGCCAAGCCAGAAAACGCCGTTGTCCATCTTGGCAACGCTGAACGCCGCCGCGCATCCCAGTTCGTTGAACGCGCCTTGAATGCGTTGCAGCGGAAAATCCGCTGCGCCAGTGTTGTACCAAACCTCAATGCTGTTGCTACCAAACACCCAGATCTCGCGGAAGTTTGACAGAATGGACACTACGCCGTCAGGGTTTCCCTCGGCGCTGGCGTAATCAAGCGCGTCAAAGACCAACGGGTATATGTAGCCGGTTGGCGTTATTGACTGCACCACATAGATACGTTGGGTGTTGGGCGCGTTGAAAACAAAGTAGCCGTCAAGATAGCCGACTGTCACCGCGCCCTCAAATTCCGGGTCTGTGATCTGCTGAAAATCGTTAGTTTCAGTGAAGTATGTGTAGCTGGGGCCATTGCACGCCACGAACAGCACCGCGCCGTTATCCGCCATGCTGACCGGCCCGCTGCCCGACACGGTGCCCAGCAGCGTGGCAGTCCAATACTGATCCAGCCGATACAGTTCAGTGCCGCTGACAACGTAGCTGTACCCGCCGAATGCCCACAGCCCGCGAATGGGGCCAGTGCCCACCGTGGCGAGCAGACGCAGGCCAGGCGCGCGGCTGAGAAACGCGGGCTCCTTGCCTGCTTCCGGTACGATCTCCGGAAACAAGTTGACCATGCGGCTGTCCGCAGCATTGACGCTGCGGGCCACATAGCTGGAGCCGAGGATCGGCGTTTTCATCAGTAGTTGCCGGCGTACACGTTGAACCGCTGGCGAGTAGCCACCAGCGAGTACGGCAGGCTCATGATGTCGTCCGGGTTGTTGATGCGCTTCAGGTTGCGCTTGGACGTCATGGCGATCCGCACAACCTGCGGCGGAGGCTGCACGCCAAACTCAGGCGCGATCTCCATCGCCAAGTTGTAGACAAACGCTCGCAGGTAGCCTGGCGGGAACGACAGCACCGTAGACAGTGTGGCTGGCTGCGACAGCTCCTCCACCGATATGAAATGCCACTCCAGCAGCCGCGTGGGCACCGGGTAGATGTACATCTCGATGTCGGGGTACGTCATGTTGACCCACAGCACCTGCGGGTACGTTGACGTCACGGTCTTGACCGCAATGCCGTTGTATTGCTGCTGGTTGATCAGCTTGATGCCGAAACTGACGTTCGTGCTGGGGTCGCGGAAGTACGTCGCGTCGTCCAGCAGGATGGGCCGGTTGCCCACAAAGTCGCCCGTAGGCCCCAGCGTGCGGCTGATTGTGCTGGTAGGCCAACTGAAAACTTGATCCTGCGTCGAGAACACCGACAGCCGTTCGGTGTTCCACGATTT